GAGGTTCAACACTGAGAACATCACAAGGCGTAACAATTCAGATTCAGCCAGACATTGACATGCCTCGGCGCGATGGCGCGAAGCATAACGCAGCACTCGTCGTAATTCTTGGTGAAACGCAGATCGTCGCAACGATCCGGCCTGCCGTCACGCATTGATCACGGCCTGCCGAAGCCGTTATTCGAGGCAATATTTCTCATGGAACGACAAAAATATCGGCCGGTCATTAGTTAAGCCTGCCGCATCAGGGGTCTTCAAGAACCGCATCGACGCCCGGGCACCCTGATTACCTCTGACCGAGACGCTCTGATGACCACACAAAACCTGACTGTCCAGCCGTTACTCTTCCAGCCCTCATTTGAAGTCGTTCCGGACGATGAAGCGCAGACCGGCAAAGAGCTGGTCGAAGCCATGCACTCCATCCTCGAAACCACTTATCAAGATACGGGGCACGCCATTCGCAGTGTGCACGCCAAGGCTCACGGCTTGCTCCACGGTCAGATTCAGGTATACGGCGACCTGCCCGAGCCGTTGGCACAAGGTGCCTTTGCCACGCCCGGCAACTTTCCGGTGGTCATGCGCTTCTCGACCAACCCCGGCGACATTCTCGACGACAAGGTATCCACGCCCAGAGGCCTGGCCATCAAACTGGTCGGCGTCGAAGGCGCGCGCTTGCCTGGCAGCGCAGAGGCAACCACCCAGGACTTCGTCATGCAAAACGCCAAGGCCTTTACCGCCAAGGACCCCAAGGCCTTTCTGAAGACCTTGAAGTTGCTGGCCAAGACGACCGACAAGGCTCCGGGCATGAAACGCGCGCTGTCTGCCGTCCTGCGCGGCATCGAATCGGTGATCGAGTCGGCCGGGGGCGAAAGCGGCACACTGAGAAGCCTTGGCGGGCACCCGATGACCCACATTCTGGGCGAGACGTTCTACACCGTCGTACCTTTTCTGTACGGCCCCTACTACGCCAAACTCAGCGTCGTGCCTGTCTCCGCCGAGCTGATTGCGTTGACCGACAAGGCGCTGGACCTGAAAGACAACCCGGACGGTTTGCGCGAAGCGGTCAAGGCGTTCTTTCTTGAACACGACGCCAGCTGGGAGGTCCGCGTGCAACTGGCCACGGATCTGGAAAAAATGCCGATCGAGGACGCCTCGGCGATCTGGCCGGAAGATCTCAGCCCTTACGTGGCCGTCGCTCGAATCGATGTGCCACACCAGTCGTCGTGGTCCGAGGAAAACGTCCAGGAAATCGACGAAGGCATGGCATTCAGCCCATGGCATGGCCTTGAGGCGCATCGTCCGCTGGGCGGCGTCATGCGCGTACGCAAACCTGCGTATGAGCACTCCGCGGGCTTTCGCAGTCAGCACAACGGCTGCCCGATGCATGAGCCAAAGCGCTGAGAACATTTGACAGCCAGTCCAGGCCCGCGCAGGTAGGCCTGGACTGGATTCAGCCGGACTGAAAGACCATTAACTTCGGCTCGCCTTGAACCGATGTAAACAAAACCACTGTCCTGTGCAAGATCGGCCATCCTCCCCGATACACTGCGTGTGACCGACTTACTGTCGGTAGTGATGCGATGGGCTCGTCAAGTGCTGGTCCCGGCTGCGTCTCGCGTACGTCGTAATTCTCATGCAAACGCTGGTCATCCTGCCCACTCACCGCTAGAATTGCGCACTTTTTGATCAGAGGCGCAGCAAGCGCCCAGTCAGCGCCTGCGCTTCGCGTCCGGGCGCCCTTCACGCCGAGGTTTGCCATGTCCACCGTCACCACGCCGTCCGCCCCCAAGGTTGGATTCGTTTCACTGGGTTGTCCTAACGATGATAGAAATAAACATTAGGGTTTTTGGCCTTTCCCGGGGCAGACACGCCTACTGGCAGCATCGCGACCTAGGTGACTAACTGTTCTTCCTTGCATCCAACCGCTTCCAATTTCAGATTCATAATGCCACTATCCAAGTCTAACTCAGTAGCTATTAAAAAACATGGAATGAGTGATGGAAGACGTAATCAGGAAGACAGTTGTAACGACGTATGATTATAGATATGACTTCGGAACAATGAATGCATTTAGGCAATTTATAGGTAAACAACGTGACGCTTGGAGATGGTTAGATGATCTACCCTCTCCCTTAGCAACTGAAGAATACAGCCGTAACTTCATAACTAAACCCTTAAAACTTGCTGAACTGGAATTCGCGGCGGACGGTCCTACAACTCGTCATATAAATATACAATCTTATGTCTCCTCCGATGGAGAGCTCGGCACTGTTGCACAAGAGGTAAAAAAAGAACACGGTGCCATCGTAGGATTTATGTTTCTGCTTGTATCACACCCAGAGATTGCTGGAAAATTAAACCTGTATAGCTCGCTAGATGCCTTCTTTAAAAATGAAAATCTTTACTATGAACGCACCCTAGCACTGCACCTTTATTTCGAATTAATTGACGCTGCTAAGATCACCACTGCTAGCCGTCATAAGGCAAAAGAAAATGAGATTCTTAATTATAAACGTGCTCATGAAGCAGCAATTGAAAATGCTTCCTCCAGGTTAAAAAATGCGGTCGCAGAGATAGAGTCTTTGCGGGATGCACAAATCCAGGACACTCAAGCTGCATCACGTAAAACGAAGCGTCGTGTAGAGCTTTACCGAGCTTTACTTACTAAAGCCGCAAAATCAGGGAATGAAAGCTTAAAAAAATCCCAGACTGCGTTACAGGCGGCACGAGAAGATTTGGTAACTGCCCAGGATACCTACCATGCTCAGATTGATTTAAAGGCTTCTGTTCATTACTGGACGGAAGAAATGAAGCGACACAGCAATACAGCTTCAGGATGGCTAATGGCGGTGGTAGTCACCACCGGCCTGACCTTCCTTGCCCCTGTTATCTATTATCATTTAGGAGGGGTAACTGCCTTATCGCGCTCGAACACTGAGCAGACTGCACCCGTTGACGGCTCCAAAACTATCACAACTCATTATCCGGCTGACACTAATGCTCCGGCATTAAACGCAAATGGATCTAGCGATCAGAAAACAACTCAGGATCCGACCTATTCGCCCCTTGTCGCTCACATTGCTGATTTGACCGGCGCAGCGTTGCTTATCGCCCTTCTAACCATCTTTATCAGGTTGACGCTTCGGCAATTCAATACTCATTCTTATTTGAAACATGAGTCTGCTGAAAGACTGGTAATGACTAAAACATATCTAGCCCTATCCAACGAAGGTAAACTCAGCGCAGATGGAGACAGAAAACTTGTACTAGAGGCCTTATTTCGTGCGACCCAGTCTAATGGCGTGCCCGAGACATCCATATCCACCCCAATAGAGCTAATTATCAAAGCTGTGACAGATAAAAGATCGACTCAGGACTAGTCAGTTTTGAAAGCTTGGCGTCTGAGACGCCGAGCTTAACTTGAGAAACAAACCTTCAGAACAATCCTCCAAGCAATGACAAATCCCAATTTGCAATCACCAACTCCTCGCTCATATCAGCCTTGCCTACACGCTGGTTGGTGCTACTGTAACGGACGCTCAGACTCTCAATATAGAAGCCTTTAAATACCTCTCGAATATCAGGATGGTCGTTGATACTCACCATTACCTTCCCTTTGCAACGACGCATGAAATCAGCGATTCGCTCATAGTTTTCAAACGCAAAGTCCATTCCATATCCTGCGGTTTGCCAGTAAGGCGGATCCATGTAGTGGAATGTATGGCTGCGGTCGTATCGTTCAGCACAGTCCAGCCAGGGAAGATTTTCGACGTAGGTACCGGAAAGGCGCTGCCAAGCTGCGGACAAATTCTCTTCGATGCGCAGAAGGTTGATCGCCGGTGCTGTAGTTGCCGTGCCGAACGATTGTCCTGTGACCTTGCCGGCAAATGCGTGATGCTGCAGATAAAAAAAGCGCGCTGCTCGCTGGATGTCCGTGAGCGTCTCAGGCCGGGTGATTTTTTGCCACTCGAAGATCTGGCGTGAACTGAGCGCCCATTTGAATTGGCGCACGAACTCTTCGAGGTGGTTCTGCACTACCCGGTACAAGGTCACCAGGTCACCGTTGATGTCATTGAGGACTTCCACGGGCGCACCTTGCGGCCTCATGAAGTAGAGTGCGGCACCTCCTGCGAAGACCTCGACGTAGCATTCGTGCGGCGGGAACAGCGGAATCAGACGATCAGCAAGACGACGCTTTCCGCCCATCCAAGGGATGATGGGTGAAGACATAAAAAAACAGACCTTTTACTGTATGGATAAACAGTATTTGATCATACTTGAATTGAGCATCGGCGATGTGATTTTGTGCAAACGCCGCATTTAGGAAAGGAGCCTCTCAGCCCCGGTTTAGACGGGTCTACAGCTTTAATAGCTTTTAGAACGCTAGCTCGGAAAAGCCGCACATCTAGCCGATTCAGAATTGAAAAGGCGCCATAACATCCCTTTTTATTTTTTCGCCTCAATGGGGCCGGGGATCTGAGCGAACAGAGACACTTCACCACACCGTCCGCCCCTGCACGCCCTGTGCTGCATTTGTTGTCAAAACCTTGCATTCAGTGCAGCTTGCGATCTTCGTTGCAAGCCCCCTGACTGCGGCGGCTGCAGCTTTGTTTGCACACCTCGAAGATTTGCAAAAAAAACGGACGCGAAGCCCGTCGGCGGGAGGGGGATAAGTGCTTTTCCTTCGCTTTTTTTATTCCCGAGCAGATTTTTCTCCCCGGTTTTCTCAAGCGGACTCAGGCATTTCATCGGACACCGGTGGCAATCCGAGATCTACCGAATGTACTGTATGTACATACAGCAAATACTCGGAGGGTAGACAATCATGTCCACGATCAACACAGAGAAAAAAACAGCGGTGGCTGCATGGGTCATGCTGCTTGACGACAGCACCGCATTGCTTGCAAGTCCTGGCGTTCACCACAAGCTGCTGGTTCGGCAGGCAGGCGCTTTGCATACCTCTCAGATCGTGAGTCCAGAGGAATACAGCGACATGCTGGAGCTAGCCGACGGAGCGCTCGCCTATGCAATTGAAGCGCAGTTTGACCTACCCGCATCAGGCAGTGCCGCTTGATGCAGGTCTTGGTCGTTCCAATGAGGCGCAAGGGTGTAGCGTTGGAGCCAAGAGAAAGGGACCGTTTCGAAGCGGTACTAGGGAACGTAGTAGTCCGATCAGTTCACTGCGATCATTTTGGCAGACATGCAAACATTGCCTGGCTCGATGCAGGCATGCCAAAGGAGGCACAGCGGCTGCCGGAGCTGCTGGACGTAACGTTGGCCACAATGGCCCACAATGGGTTTGTGCTGAGTGGAATCGAATACATCGACGGCTGCGCCTACGCCCAGTCATGGTGGTGTAGGCACCAGTGATATCGGTGTTCTTGTCGACACGTACAACGCCAAACTGGGAATACGCCGAGTGCAGATGAGCCAGAGCTATACAACTCGACTTGATCAATTATGGCGCGTGGACTGTAAATAAAATGACTGTATAAGCAAACAGGGGCATAAGCCCCTGTTTGCTTTTAGCTAGAGCTGCTTAACGATATGCACGAGACGAACAAACCAATAAAGAGTCTGCAGCACTCGAATCAGCTCCTCAGGGAACCATCTCATAAGATTTCCTTTTTAGGGTTAACGATTACAAAGCTCGTTGAGCTTTGCGCCTCGTCACCGAAAGGACGCGCTACAGACTTGCGCCTAGGTTAACGGCTCACTCCGCATATACGTACTTAGGCAATAAAGGCCAATCCACCCGCTCCAGTGAAGAAATCGTAGATTGACGCATCGGTGCCATAGCCATAACCTTGAGGTTCTGACGCTCCAAAATCATAGCTACTCGGCGACACCGGCAGGATAACACAGCAAATCTGCTACAGAACAACACCGAAACGCCTGCCAAAGGCCCGCCATAGCGCGGGCCTTTAATCTTTTTGCGTAATGCCTTCGACTCAGAATACGGGATAACCCCGTGTAGACCGCAAGGCTACCGGGGTCTCGCTCAAAACGGACCAAACCGGTGTCAATTATCTGTACAACATTGTTAACCACATAATTTCGACGAACGGTAGCTACAAGTAAGAAAAAGGTTTTCCCAACTCCTGAAAGATTCCCTTCTGACACTTTCGCCAAGTGTCAGAACTCAACCAAACAATCAAACGTAACTTAGTCACTTCTTTCGCTAACCTTTTCAGGTTAGGTTTTCGCTAACCTTTCCGGTCTAAATTTGCGCTAACCTTTTCAGGTTATCTTTAAGCTTCTTTGTTTTCACTACTTTTGGAAACCGCTTAGGTAGCCGTTTTTCGTAACCTAAGAAAGTCATAAAATTATGTACTTTTAGCAAACATCATAAAATGTTGACTTCGGAAGCTTTTGAAAACTACGCCAAAATGCCTGACAATATGAAAATTTACACTGCTAACGAAACCAAGGAAGAGAGATGGACGTAACCGAGATCGCTGCAATGCTGGTCAAAAGGCTTGAAGGCTTGCAGCACGAAATCCGGCAGCAATGGAACAACCCTCAAGGCACACACACCCGGCACTTCGTCGTAGACGCGCTTCTGACCGATGATATGGCGCAGGCTATCTATGACGCTTTTCCAAAGGCAGCTGATGGTTTCTTTGATCGCCAGTCATTCCGCGAGAAGAAGAAAACGATGACGGATCTGAGTGACTTCCCCGAGATCCTGAGCAACATCACCTATGCGATCCAGCATCCGGACGTGGTGGCCAAGGTTTCCGAGTTGGTAGGATTCGAGAGGATCACTCCCGATCCCTCCCTGTACGCCGGTGGGCTGTCGATGATGTTCAAGGGGGATTTCCTCAATCCGCATATCGACAACAGCCATGATGGAACACGCAACCTCTACCGCCGGCTTAACCTGCTGTATTACGTCACGCCCAATTGGTCGCTCGACAACGGTGGAAACTTTGAGCTGTGGGACCACAAGGTCAAGACACAGAAGACCGTGGTTTCCGAATTCAACCGCCTGGTAGTGATGGAGACGAATAAGGACTCTTGGCACTCGGTCAGCGGCGTTCGTGCCGACACCGCTCGTTGCTGTGTCTCGAATTACTACTTTTCTGAGGTGTCGCCGGATGATCACGATTACTTCCACGTGACTTCATTCAGTGGACGTCCAGAGGAAACAGGACGACGACTGCTCGGTATTGTCGATAACGGCCTTCGCAACATCGTATCCAAAGTGCTTGGTAAGGGCCGGGGCCGCAACCTGGTTAACAAGACCGAGGACAAGGCATAGGAACCATGCCTTGATCAGAGCGTTACTGTCTTGAGCTTCACCGACAGTACCGCTGCCTTCGTTGCATCCGCAGTAAACGCCGCAGCGTTGCCAGGTACCGGTGTCGGACCATGAGTGTGTGCAGCGAGCTGGGTGTTCATATCCTGAACGAGATCGAGCAGGTCACACACCACCTGAAAGATGTTCACCGAACCTGACCCGATCCAGTTTTTAGGAGCCTGCAGACGCTGACTCTCGCTGGTGATGCTTTTTCGCAATCCCTGGATCCTCTCCACCATGTCGCCACCCACCGTGGCGTTGTGCTTCTGGCCGACTACCAGGTTCAGATCGCGCCCGGTCGCCTGGTGCAAGTCGTCCACTGCCGCCAGGCTCGCGGATCCGCCTGACAGCAGCTTGAGCGCTCCTAGCGCCTCGATCTTCTTCACACCACCCACTGACTCGGTCGAATGGTCGTCCACCGTCCTGGTATGGCTCTGGAAGCGCTCAGCGTTGGTCATCGCGTCGACCTCGCGCTCGATCGCCTGATCCTGGATCTTGCCGTCGGTCTTGCGCAACCAGTTACCGTCCGCGTCGACGCGTTGCTGCACCGCATCGCTGTGCTGCCACACCTGGTCGCCCTTGGGCACCTTCGGCAACGTCAGACCGTGCGGCAGGATGGTTTGAATATAGGGCTTGTGCGGTAGGCCATAAGCGAAGCACACCACCACGCTGGTGCCCTCCTCCGGAAAGGCAAAGAATCCCATTTCATCGCCACCCACCGGCATGGGCAGCGGCACACCGGCCAGTACCGGCAGCGCCGTGTCGATCTCACCATCTGGGCCCATCACCTGCAGGTCGACCGAGAAGCGCGGTCGGAAGTCATCACACAGCCCGGCGCTGGCCGGCGCGTCCGCCACGGCCACGACCTTGGCGAAGCGCGGCAGGTGATAGCCGCCGGTGAGTTCAGGGAATTGCCGCTCTACGCTGCGCTTGATTGCGTCGTCCATTTGATAGCCATCTGCGTGCCGGCCAGCGTCACGTTCGTGATCCGCTCGCCCTGGTTGATTGATACGCCTGGTCGCAGGCCCGGTAAGGCCGCGATCATTGCGCTCTGGCTGCCCTGGTAACCGTCGAAGAGGTTCACCGGCAACTGCAACGGCGACCGAGCGCCGAAGAAACTGTCAGCCCAGGCACCGACGTAGATCTCGCCGTCGCCCTGTTGCTGCCAGATAAAGTCCTTGATGCCAAATACCCGCGCCATGCTGTCCAGTGCCTGGTAACCAGCGGCCAGGTTGTAGAAAAACGGCGTCTTGACGCGTGTGTAGGCCTGATCCGGAACCCGAAAGCGCAGCCCGGTTTTGCCGCCGATATCGGCCAGCACAGCGCGCAGATCCACGTGGCGCAGGTTCATGGGCAACGGGTTGGCCAGCACCGCGGCTAACTCACGACACAGCACCACTTGCTCGATGCCGTTGGTGGCAGTGCAGCGCTCGACATAGCCAATGAAATGACGCTGCAGGACCGCTTCGTTGTAGCCGATGTCGAACGTGACCAAACCTTTGACGGTAACACCGGCCTTGATCGTAAACGTGGCGCGTCCCGGACTCTTGAGATCCAGGCGGACATCGTCGTTGACCAGCGGCATGACCGTGCCGCCGATCGTCAGCACCTTGTGTAGCTTCATGCTCATGACGCGCCGCCCAGGTAGATGTCCACCTTCTTGAGCACTGCCTCAAAGCCGGTCAGCTCTTCGGGCGTGCCCGATCCGCTGCCCGCAACACCATCACCTGGTGCTGACTGCGACGTCACTCCGTTGCCGGCGCGCCGGTTCTCGACCTTCTCCGGGTTGGATAGCTTCTCGCTCAGGGTGAACTGGACGATCCATTGGGCCAGTGTGTCGTCCTCGCGGGCGCTGACCCCATCAGAGAACGTCACCTGCCGGATCCCAAAGGCCTTGGCCGTGTCGTTCACGATGCGGTAGGTCTGCAGCTGGCCACCGCCTGCAGTCGCCTCGGCCAGGCGCATGATCGTGCGCAGGTCCTCGAGGGCCTTGTAGGGGATTGTCAGCGCGACGGTCAGCGTCTTGGGTTTGAACCCCTTGTGCGATTTGTCGGTTGCCGATGTCTGGCCGCCCAGCTCGTCGGCCTCGATCTTGAGGTTGGCCGTCAGCTTCATGCGGTGGCCGACGATCTGCTCGCCATTGAGTAGCAGCGTCATAGGCCCACCAGTTCCTGGACGAAGCTCAGGCTCTCTGCAGATCCCACCAGCAGCGCGCCGGCACACAGCGGCCATTCATGGCCCGGTGCTTCGCCTTCGAGCAGTTCGCGGCGCAGCTGGCCCAGGTCACCCGGTCCCAGCATCCTGGACTGTATCGATACGTCGTCGGCACTGTTGGTGAACTGGGCTTTCAGATCGGCCAACTGTTGCTCGCGCTCTTGTATCTGCGCCTTCTTTCGCGCCTGCAGATCTGCAAGGTCCGCCATGGGCGAGCTGTCGGCGGCATAGCCTTCGAGTACCGCCAGTTGTCCGGCCATGGACTGGCTGGCCAGCTTGGTGATCGGGCAGCGCTGCAGCGGCAACTGGCTCCAGAGCGGCATTTGCCCGGCGATCGGCATGATCCATTTTTCCACTTCCAGCTTGGCCAGGTGTTCCGCACGGCGCTCGGCGCGCACTAGGTCAGGCATAGGCAACACCACGTTGAACCGCCCCAGCGTCGCGGCGAGCTGGTCCAGGCGCGTGGCGAGGAATATCAGTACCAGGGCGCTCTGCTGACCTTGCGGACGAACTGCGTCGGTGGTGTCAGTCAGCTTGTCGGCCAGCAGCTGCAGCAGGTTGGGCGCGGACAAAAAGCGCTGGTGCCCACCGCTGCCCTGCCCTACACCGTGCTGGAATGGCGTCACCACGATACACGACGGGACGTTCTCAAACTGGCGCGCAAGCGCGCTGCGTCCTGCACTGATGGCCGACTGTGCGGCCCCAGCGATCAGGCCTGGACTGGTCGTGGCGATGTCGGCCAGCATCGATACGCGCTGGCCGGTGCTGACCATCTGGCTCTGGATCAGGTCACGGGCACCCGCCATCTGATCCATCCATTGCGTGGCCTGCACCGGCCATTGCAGTTTGATCGGTGCCCACTCATTCGCCATCGAGCACGACCGCTTCAATCCAGCCCGGGGTAACCGGTTGGGATGCTTCGTCCGGATAACCGGGCACCTGCGGCCATTCGCGTACCGCCTGCCGCCATGTCAGCAACTGGGTGAACTGCTCGGTGGTGATTGGCAACGCGCCGCCCAGATCGCGGGCATCTCGGTATTCGGACACCAGCTTTTCCGAGGCCTTTAGGCTGGATTCGATCCGTAGCTTGGCCAGCAGCCCAAGATCGGACTGGACGATAATGTCTTCGGCGTACTCCGAAGATGTGCCGCCATTGTCCAGGTACTGACGTACAGCCTGGTAGAGAGGCGGATTGTAATCCTGCGTCACATGGCTACGGTTACCGTTCAGGGTGACCACGAACGTGCCATCCGTTTTAACGGCTACGTCTGTAAATGGCGTGATGATGGGTTGCGAGACTTCTTCAGTCGTTTCAAGAGCCTGATCGATCATGTTGTGTACCTCCAAGCGAAACCATAGATCGTGGCCCCGCCGCTGAACTGAATGACGGTGCCACCCGCCGCTTGACCACTTCTACCGACCACACCCGCCCCGCCTGAGTAGTAGTGCATCAGCGAATAGCACCAGGTGCCGCCAGCTGGCAGTTGAACCGACGTACCCTGAACTTGAACGGGAAGGAAGTTGTTTACGTCGGGTCGATAGAAGTTACGTTCACCCCAAAGCACGCCGATATCGGTGGCGTCGATTTGAGCGCGGATCCCTGCCCCACCTAACCCCCATCCCAAGATGACTTGGTTATTGCCCTGACCGCTGCCACCGCCCTGCTGCACAGGCGTAAACCCAAGCCGGCGCTGCAGAGAAACCACGGTGTTGCCGGTACTACGGAAGTACGGCCAATCGAGATCGCCACTGGCAAAGCCCGCAGTCGTGAGCGTGTCCGCCATGACTCGCTGATTCAGCAGGTTATTGACCTGAGAGCTGGTGTAGGAATCTGTAATCCCGTAACCGGCAAGCGTTGTTGCCTTGTCAGCTTTGTTGTTTGGATTGAACGCGGTCTCCGTCCAGATCCTGCCCAGATCCTCGCCCTCGACAGTCAGCCGCAACCCCGTTGAGGACCAGCCGATATTGAGCCGACTACTGAGCTGGCCGGCGCCGCCGCCTTGCTTGATAAAGGCCGCGTTGGTCTCGGACTTTGTGTAAACATCGGTAATACCGAAACCGCCCAAGGTGGTCGGGGTGCTGCCGGCGGTGACCAGGCCCTTCGCATTTACAGTCACTTTCGAGTAGGAACCTGCGCCCACGCCGCTGTCGGCCAATGTCAGCGAGATCTCGGTGTCGGCGCTGCCGTCATACGTCCCGCTGCCGGTCGCTGCGCCACTGAAACGAAGAGTCCGTGCCGTGGCCAAGCGCGCTGCCTTGCCGACAGTGGTCGTACCGTTAACGATCGCAGTAATGACCTGGTTCAAGGCCGAACGGATCGCTGCGACCATCTTGGTGCTGGCCAGCACGCTGCTGCTATTGCTGGCCACGTCGTCGCTGATGGCATTGGGCAGGTTGCCCAGATCCACATCATCCTTGGTTGTTGCGCGAGCGCGCAGTTGCGGGTAGTCACCGTTACGTGCCGCGAAATGCCTGACCAGATCGGCGTCAATCGGCTCGACCGAGCGCAGGTCGACCACAGTGCTGCTGCCGGTGATATCAGCAAGCGGTTCAACGTAATGTCGGGTTGAGGCGCTGTCGGTATAATCAGGTCGGGCTTCCAGTCCGAAGACCACTTTGAAGGTCGCCACAACGTCGTTCAGCTCGCGCTGCAAAGCAACATCCAGCCAAGCCCTGTTGGGCACTGAGGGGACAGTCACCGGCAGGCTCTCTGCCAGTTGCAGTCGAATCCCGTCAACGTATGCCACTCCGGGAGCCAGCCGATAGGTATTCCCCGTCTGCTGCAACTGCAGCGCGCTTCCAAAGAAACAGGCACGACCGAACATATCGCGGTTGCTTTTACGCTCGCGCTCGTCAATGCCCTTCATCCGGGCTGTGTAATCGAACTGCCAGGTGCTTGCATCGATCTTGATGCCGGTCAGTTGCTGGGCACCGTCGAACACCACCAGGAAGTTGCGGGTCACGTTGTTGCCGATCTGATCGGGCAGAACGTTCTTGCGTTTCTGCTGAACAGGCACGTAAGCGACCGACAACAGCACGTCGTCGCTGGTTTCCAGACCGATCCAGTTCCAGTCAAAGTCACCGATATCCGTGCCCATCATCAGGCTGTAAACGACCTGGTTCGGGTTGACGTAACCCTGCTGGGTGACATTGGCGGTGTAGACGATCTGTGCGGCCGCAGGTTTGAGGCCCGCGCGGTTGACCGGGCCGGAGACGTTGAGATCCGGGACGTTGGCCAGCACGAAGCGGGCAACGCTCAAGGGCAGGTTCGCTGCCTGTTTCTGGGCGATAACCTTTTCGCCGGCGAGAGTGATACTTGCAGCCATGACGGCTCCTAAAGTCTGGCGATCAGCGTTTGCTGATCGTCGTTGAAGTCCACCAGCGCGATAGCAAGCCGCACGGGTGTAAGGGTCACGAAGTCGTACCGCCTGCAGGTGCGGCCGTACTGACGGATCAGCACGCGCAACAGGTCGGGGTTTTCGGACAGTTGGGAATCACTGAGGGTAAGCAGCACGACGTCCCAGTCGCGATCGGGCATCCGCTCCTGGATCTCGACGTATCCAACGCCCAGACGCTGCAGGATGCGTTTCAACCCGGCGGTGCTGCCGGCGTCCACAGAGTTGATAAAGGCGTACTTGACCCGAAGCCGGAACAGGCTTTCCGGCTCATCGGTGAAGCGCGTGACATCGCGTTGCCAGGCCCAAAGCTCCAGGATGGACAGATGGCAGGTATCCGCATCGAACTGCAGGTAAGGCCAGCGCAGCCACTCCGTAGCCTGCTCCCACCAGAGTTGGGCGGTGGCCACCAGCTTGGTCAGCTCATGTCCTTCGAGCCAGAACGGCAGCTTGAGCTTGATCATTGCAGGACGATTCCCAGGGTGCTGATGCGGGGAATGTCCAAGGCCGACAGAATGTCGCTGTTAGCGAACCGCAACGAGCTGATGTTCGGGAACTGGGCGTGCAGCTCTTCGGTCAGTCGGCTGAAACTGAACCGTGACTGGGGAAATGTGCGGGTTGGCGTGTAGTCACTCTGGGTGCTTTCACGGAACGCAGCGCGGATGAACAGCCCGATCTCGGCCTGCAGCGTCTGCAGCTGAAGCACGGTCAGGTTGGCCACCGGCCAGACCTTCAGGCTGATTGCGTGCAGCGTTTCGGGCATGGCCATGGCCAGCAGATCATCACCGTGGCCATGGTTCCCGCCGTCGCGAATATGCGCGTTGATCTGTTCCAGGAACGTATCGGCTGGCACGCCGGCGTCGAACAGAACGAAGGCATTCGCGCTGCCTGGCCCACGCGGCGCGCCATGCTCGAAATACACCCCGTCTGCCGCAACGCCCGGAAAACTGGTGATGATCGCCCGGTACACCGCGTCGGTGTGCCACTGGTTGACCGCCGAGAACTGATTGCGCACACGCAGTCGCAACTGGTCATCGTGCTCGGAATCCGCTCCGGGTGTCTGCAGCCAGTCAGTGTTGTTCACCACCTGGACAATGCCAGGCACCGACTGCGGCAGCACTGCGTAGTAACCCGGGGCCAGGTTGTAACCACTGCCGGCACCCACGGCCCTGACCGGGACTACCAGTTGACTCTGACCTTCCTCAAAGCTGCGCGGCTCGATCGTCACCAACTGGTAGACATGGCCGTTGAGCGTTGGCGACTGAACGATCGTTCCGGCCGGCACCTCCAGTTCACCGCCGGTATTGGATCGGGTGAACAGCAATTCACCCGTGGCCACCGTGGCAGCCTTGCGCTCCACATTGACCGCCCAGGCCAGCATGTCGAGCCATTGCCCGCCTGCGGTCTTAACGAAGAAGTTCGGCAGTACGGTGCCACTGACGAAGTCCAGCAGCCACAGCACCGGCTTGGTGACCAGGGCGGTGATGATCCGCCAGAACGGGCTGTAGGCGCTGGTATTGGTCAGCGTACTGCCCTGCTCGATGGCGAGCTTTTCCCAGGCCTGTTTGAGTTGGGCATCGGTAGTAGGGATGCCGGAGTCACTGAGCGCCTTCTTGAAGTCGACGGTCACAGCGTCACCTCCATCAGCCCGAATTTCACGGTCGTGGCGGTCACCAGGTATTGGCCAGGTGCGGTCTGAACGATCTGCGCGGTACCAGGTACCAGGCGTTCGTCAGCCTCCACCAACAGCTCCATTTGCTGGATGCAGTCACGCTGACGCAAGCGATCACGCTCGGCCACAAGCGTGATCAGCAAGCCGCTTTCGCGGATCAGGTGCGCGATGTCCTGGGCGATCGAGGCGCGGTCATTCACCAGCAAGGGCTGGCGGGCCGGATCGAGCACCAGGTCGTTGTTCATGATCAATAGATCAACGTATTCGCTCATCAGCCGCCCACCGCCATGGCCATCATGTTTTCCAGCTCCAGCGGGGTCATAGGCTTGGAGGTATTGATATTCAACGTCTCAACATGGGTGCCTGGTCGCTGGTTGGGGTTCATCGCGTTGCTCTGGTTCTGGAAGCTTTGCATCAGTCCTCCTTTCGGGACGGCCTGGGGTTTGGTGGGGCTGATGGACGTCGTGGCATTGATCGCTTGACGGGTTTCGTTGCCCTTGTCGACGGCGGCGGGCAACGCCACAAGCTTCTCAACGCGTGCTGGCATTGGTGAGAAAGGCAGGACAGTGGCACCCGCAGCCGGCGGCAGCGCAGGGCCGGACAGTCCTGGTGTGAGGGGTTGAGCGCTCGCAAACCGGCCAGCGATCGGAGCGGGCAACTGCGGACCGAACGCCGGCGCGACCACTGGCCCAGGGATATCCGGCACCTTCGGCGGCTCGGGCAGTTCGCCGAAAGACGTTTCGATATTCACGCCGGGGATCTTGTTGGCCATCTCGATCAGGCCATTGATAGCGCCCTTCACCGTGCCGAGGATGCTGTCCCACGCGGTCTTGGCGATGCCTGACCAGCCGCCCATCGAGTCGAACCAGCTGGACAGTTTGGCCATCTGATCGCTGATCCACTGGAACGCGGTGGTGTTCATCAGCGCGGTGCACAGCTCGTCCCAGTACACGACCGCCGCGACCACGGCAGCGGCCAGCAGGACAATGCCCGCCACGATCAGCAGGACCGGGTTGGCCAGCATGGCGGCGTTGACCAGCCAGATTGCGCCCTGCCACAGCAGCATGCCGACGCGCACGATCGCCATCCAGGTGTAAAGACCGATCAGGCCGACCACGAAAGCCGCGACCATGACCGTATGGAACAGGAACATGGCGATCGATTTGTAGCCCTGCCAGGTGAGCAACTTCCAGACGGTGAGCATGCCCAGCCAGACCATCTTGCTGATCCCGACTACCAGGGTCAGCAGCGACATGGCGGCGATGAAGCCAAAGACCACCAGCGTGGTGATACCGATGATGCGGGTGATGTTCGGGAACAGTTGCGTCCAGCGGGTCAAGGTCTTGGCAATGCCCACCAGGCGCTCCATCAGCGGTGTCAGCGTCGGGATCAGGGACTGGCCGAAAGCGATGCGCAGCGCTTCGACGGCTTTGCCGAACTGCTGCCAGGGGTCGACCATGGCCTTGGCCATCTTCTCGGCGTTCTCCAGGCCCCGGACCTTGCCCAGTTCGGCAATGCCGTTGCGCAGTCGATCGGTGTCCTTGGCCAGCGCGCCGATCACCTGGGCACCTTCACCGCCGAACACTTCCATCAGCTTGGTTCCGGCGGCAGCGCTGGTCAGGTCGCCGTACTTGCCCTGCAGCTTATCCATGATCTGCAGCATGGGCAGTGCGTTGCCGGAGGCGTCCGTGAAGCTCAGGCCGGTTTTCTCGGCCGCCGCACTGAGGTTTTCGAAAAATGCCTTGTAGCGCCCGCCGGCGTCGCCGCCTTCCATGGTGCTGGACAGCGTACCGACCACCGCCATCTGTTCGGCAAAGCTGACGCCGGCCTGGGTGGCGATCGCTCCGACCTCCTTGAAAGCGTCTTTCAACTGGGCACCATCGGTGCGGAACAGCTTCACCGCCAGCGCGGTCTGGCCCGTCAGCTGCTGGGCCCATTCCACCCGGCCCATCTTGTCTGCCTGGGACTTGAACAGGTTGTACATGGTGCCCAGGTACGCGCCGGTCGTTTCGGCGTCGGATTTGGTGACCTTGGCCAGCAGGTTACTGGCGCTGGTGATGGTGGCCAGCTGGCCGCCGACCAGGCCCTTGATCGCACCATCGATGACGCGTGACGACGCCACGAATTCGGCGGCGCTGGTGGCGTAGGTGATCGAGAATTCGAGGGCAGTCCGGTTCAGCGACGCCAGCGCGTCTTCAGTGGTGCCCAAGGCGCGCATGTCGCCCAGCGCCCGGTTCACTTCCAGCGCCGGTTCCAGTGATTCGGTGATGGCCTTGCCCGCCCCCACCATGCCGGCCAAGCCCGCGCCCATCTGAATGATGTTCTGCTGGCTCTTGGCGGCAAGGTCGCTAAAGCTGGTTTTCACCTTGCCCAACGGGGCACTGACCTTGTCGGTCAGTTTCAGAATGAAAGCCAGGCGGGCGGAACGGTCAGCCATCAGGGTTATCCGTTAAAGGCAGTGGAAATGCCGTTGGCGACGGCAATTTCCATGCGTCTCCAGTGTTCGTCTTCCAGCCACTTGGCGGTGCCCATGATCTCGATCGTGGGTTCAGCGCCAGGCAGCCAGCGTTGGGTCAGGGCCAGCAGCTGGCCCAGCCCGTCTTCGTTCAGGCGCTCGGCGTGGTCGAGGGCTTTTTTACGATCACTTCAACGTCCGGCGAGTACTCTTCAAGCAACGCACCGGCCAGGGTCATGGTGGTGATCGGGTTTTCCAGCAGCGCTTTCAGTGCGGCCTTGTCTTCATCCTTGACGGTGCCCATCAGCAGGTTGTGTGCCGGGGCGACCTTGTTGGCCTGGGTGGTGGCGTTGAAGTACTTGGTGATCACCTGCGGGGTCAGGTTGAAGGTGAACTCCTTGTCGCCACGTTCCAGGGTGATGCTGCGGTTTACTTCGCTCATGTCGGTGTTTCCGTAAGGTTGAGTTGCAAAGGGTCAGGGTTGTGCCGGCGTGCGTTGCACGACCTGGCGGATGTAGTCCTGCAGGCCGAGGATCATTTGCCGGCTGAGGGCAAGCTCGTCTCTGAGGGTGAAATAATCCGATCGAGCGTCTGCTGCGAGTTCGGCGCTGCCTGCATCAGCCAGGCCGGCGGTGCCGGGGGCACCGGGCATTGCGGGGCAGAAAGCTTTGATGCGCAGCCGGTAACTGCCATCAGCAACAGCAAGCTGCAGAGTGTTGATTTGAGCGCGGGCACGATTCAGTTCCTCGGTATGGTGGGTGTCGAGCTGGTCCCGCGCTGCGAGCTGTTCGCCCGCCAGGCGCGCCGCCTCTCGCTCGGTGTGCAGATCTGCAGTGGCGTCGACCAGATCAGCGCGGGCAGCGACGAGCTGGTTGCCCTGGTACTCGAAAGCGCACCAGGTCAGCAGACCGACCACCAGCAAAAACAGGGCAAGGCGCAGCGGGCTGATGGTCATTGCAGGCACAGCCTCATCTCAGCCAGCCGGCGGTTGTGCAGGCCGCGAATAAAGGTCTTGCGGCCATCGGCACCGGTCACATAGGCCCAGACCGGCGTCGTGCCGTCCTGGGCCCACGCCAGCGCCTTGCAGCCCTCGGCAATGCGGCCCACATTGATCAGGCCCACGGCACGGCTCGCGCACGTCGTCGGCACGCCGAAGTTGTGGCCGTGGCTGCTCAAGGCGTCGAACGTGTTCTGCCCGATCGCCTGGTTGGTCAGGCAGTCGGCCAGGCCCAGTTGCCCCTTGGCGATCACAAGGCTCTCGACCTCGGCGCAGCGCGCTTCTGACCAGTATTCACCCACCACCACTGGATCCGGGCTGGTGTGCTTGGTGATGCCCTTGCAGACCGTGGGCAACCCGCCGGCCAGCTTGTCGGCATACACCACGTTCTGGCCGTTGCCTTCCCAGGTGCCCAGGAATGCGGTCAACGTGCCGCTGCAGAGCAGCAGGAAGCCGGCGGTGATCTTGACGCGCAGGCTCATGCCTTGGTCTCCCACTCGCGCAGCATCTGGCGGTACTTGGGGATCAGCAGCAGGATCTGCAGCACCATGTAGAAGGCGGTCAGCATGTAGGCCACCGTCGACCAGTCGACGGCACCGGTCGCGCCCGTGGCGGCGACGCCAATGGCGGGCGAAACCTTTACCAGGGCAATAGCGGTGTCCTGAGCAACTTGGCTCGTGCTCATCAGCGAATTCCTTTTTCGGTCAGGGTTTGGCAAGGCACGCAACGGGTCATGCCGCCTAACGCCTGGCGCGCCGGTGGGATCTCCTTGTCGCAGTCCTGGCAATGGGTGAGGCTCGGCCCGCTCGCTCGCGGCTTGGCCAACTGGGCCGCAATGGCCTGGTCGCGTTGTCGCTGCTCCAGAGCCTGCGCACGATCGAACGGGCAGACCATTACGTCAGGCCCTCGATTTCAGCAGCAGCCAGGTACGGCACGCCGTTGATCTTGATGAAGTCCGGACTGGTGACGTCGAACGGCACCTTGTGGGTGTTCTTCGCGCCGCCCTTGGGATCAATGCTCAGCAGGCTGGAAACGCGGACCTTGCAGCCGAAGGCCTCAATGCGCAGTTCCTCTTCGCCGGCTTTGGCGAAGAACACGATGTCGAACGGCTCCAGCTCACGGAAACTGCCCGCAGTCTTGGCCTGCTCGATCAGCAGATTGAAGTTGGTGGTGTCCAGCTCCAGCTCGCCGGCTGCAGCGACATCGCCGTCGACGTGACCATTGGGCACGCCCTTGGTCTGGGCCACGGTGCTGTTGTCCGTGATGTCGATTGTGCCGGCCTCGACGTGAACGAGCAGATCGCCCAGGTTCACGTCGAAGTTCTTACCGCCAATTTTTGCGGCCATGGGTTACTCCGAATCCGTAACGGAAAGGTCCAGCGCGATGTTCGCGGTCAGGTCTTTCGGGCAGTTGAGGGGGCGCAGCTTGAGGTAGGCCACGACAGAGGTTTTGCTCGTCCAGGTCAGCACGATGTCGCCGTCCTTGGGCTGCTCGATCTCACCTGGAAACACCTGGCCGGCGAATTTGGTGGACTTGGCCATCGCGCGCAGCGGGGCCATCAGCTTGGATGTGGTGGTCGCCATGCTGTTGGCCGAGCTGTTCAGGCTCCGATCACCCACATAGCGAATCAGCAGGAGCCTTACGCGGCGGGCAGCCTTGTCGACGACACGCAGGTTCTCGATCACCTGGAAGTCACTGCCGGGGGTGTCCAGCAGGTTGCCGTCGCCCCAGTAGGTGCCCGGATAGTCCGGGTACGTCTGCGGGACAGACAGACGCGCAGCGTCCAGTTGCGTCAGTACCGCAGAGGTCAGCAGGATGCCGTCCATGTCCTTGGGTTCAGCACCCAGGCCCAAGATTGCGCCGGTGGCCACACGCATCGGCGTGTCGGCCACGCTCACGGAAGCGTTGGCCAGCCGACCGGCCAGCACGCCCAGATTGTTGCCATGCAGTTGTGGTACCGGCAGGACACGGGGCGCAGCCAGGCCGTCGACAAGGGCCTTCTGCTCGACGACGTAAGCGCTCCAGGTCTGCTGCGGTGCGATGCCGGCGGTGGCAGCCATCACGAAGATGCGTCGACCCAGCTTGTTGCTCAGATCGGTGGCCGCAACGTGCATCGCCGACAGCTCGGCCTGGGTGGTCGACGGCTTGACGATTACCACCGCTTCGACCGAGTACGTGCGGGTCGCACTTTCTAGCGCCTGTTGCCAGGTGATGTCGTCCGCGATCGGTGCGGCTACGCAGGCCCAGCGATCGCCGCCGTTGCTGCGCGCTGCCAGAATCTGGGTTTTCAGGTCGCTGTCCGGAACGCCCAGCTGGATGTCCAAATCGCTTTGGGTGTCCAGCGGGACCAGCTTGCCGACGTTCTTGGCGGCGGGACCGATGAACAGGAAATAGCGCTCGATCTCAGTGACGGCACCTTGGCCGAGGTTGAGATTGTTAACGCTGACTTTGCCGAGTGCCATAAAGCGGTGCCTCGTTAGCGGGGTGAATTAAGGATTTGTTGCAGCACCAGGTTCACCAGTTGGCTGGTTTCACCTTCGCTGGCACCGAGGAACTGACGCGCAGGCAGCTGGATGTTCCAACTTTGCGCACCGGTGGATTCGGTTCGTTCGTTCTCCAGGACGCGGATCAACAACCCCGCCCGGGCGTAATTCAGGTGTTGCTGGATCCACGCCACAGATGGGCGGGTCAGAGTCTTTTTGCCTTCCTGGCGGGTCTTGAAGCCCAGACGACGCAGGCTCTTGGCCTGCTTTTCGGTAGCGGCGGTACCCGGAGGGACTTTGTTCCACTGGCGCATCTGCGCGGCGGTGCGCCGTTCGGACACGCCGTTGTGCTGCTGCGAAGCAACCCAGCGGGTGAGCGTGTTACGCCAGCCCAGCTCGGCTTCGGTACCGGTCAGGCGGGTGACATCGAGCAGTTTGCCCAACCCGGCTTCCATCTTCTTTTTGCCCTTGGACGTGTCCTTGCGAGCTGCGAACGGGGTGCCGTTCAGGTTCTGCTGGTTGCGGATCCGCTGGCGGCTCAGGCTGCGCACGCGCTTGGCCACGTTGTTCAGCAGGCGCTTGCGCTTGGGGGTCGGCAGCTCCATCAGGGCCAGCAGATCCTGCGCGGCGAGCATGCCGCGAATGTCCAGATCAAAGGCCATTGCCGATCACCTCACCGCTCTCAGCCACCCACAGTTCGAACGGTACGAATGACCAGGTACTTCCGAAGGCCTCGATCTCGCCGGCAACATCCTCAGCCAGGTACTGCGCCTCGGTGAACTGCAACTTGATGTCGACGTCGGCCAGGTCGTTGTCGAGCATGACCACGTCGAACACGACATTGGGGAGACCGTCGCGGTCTTGGTCGTGGGTTTCCAGCCAACTGCCTACCAGGGCAAACAGACGCGCTGGGTGATCCGCGAACCGCTCGATCGAGATGGTCGCGCCGTAGTTCATGTCGCCCATATGCATGCCCTGGGTATCGGGCTTCCAGATCAACTCCACCTGCACCTGGTCAGTCCAGCTATCGAGTTGTTCGGGCGCGACCAGGTTGCGGTCGATCAGGTACTTGGTCAGGGCGCGCAGCTTGATCAAGTCAGGTACTCCCCGAGCATGCTCAAGCGAAACTGTGAAGGTGACAGCTCAAGGCGGCAGTTTCGAAGGTGCTCACCGCAGTTGCTCAGCCAGGAAGGCATCAGATACCGTTCATGGCGATTGCCGTTCGCCTCCAGCAGTTGCATCAGCACGTCATTTTCTGCAACTGGCTCACCGGCTACGCGAAGGTAGCGAGCAGTAGTCGCGTAATAGGCCTCAGGCCGGATCACAACAGATTTCAGAAAGTCGAAATCGTCGTAGAACCACACCGCGTTTTCTGGGCTTATGTTCACCAGGTGCTTTTCGTTTCCCACAACCGTCATCCAGGGAAACTGCTTGCGGAAGCAAGCGGCCAGAGGGGGATGACATACGAGGATCGCCTGCTTGCCCTGGGCAACTACGGCTTTACCGAATTCAGCAAGCCGGGTGGTTTTGGCCGACTGACGCGCCGAGATTTCGAGGTAAGCGATCTTGACTGACTGACTCATAGCAGCGCCGCCGTTATGCGGCCACGGCCCTGCAGCGACCGCACGGCGGCCTGGCTGAAAGCGAGGAAGGTCTCGGACCGCTCTGGCAATTCCTTGCCCACGTTTTCGGCGCTTTCGCGGCGATTGACCGTGGCGAACTGAGTCAGCAGGCTGGCTTTGGCGCGGGTGTAGACGGCGCGCTTATAGGTCGCCGCTTGAAAGGTGCGCTCTGGCAGGATGGTGGTGTCTGCGGATTCAACGTTGGACACGCCAGCGCCCTGCCAGCGCGCTTTTAACTTGGCCAGGTCGGTATTGACCTCGACCATGGCCATGTTCAGATCGGCGGCCAGCATCTCTACCAGGTACTCCGCCGGCAGGCGGTAACCCTTCTGAAACTCGGTCACAGAGAGATCAGGCCAAAAGCCGTCGTTCTTGATCGCTTGTTCCACAAAGGTGGTGGGTTTCCCGGAAAAGCTCATTGCTGGCCGCTCAAATAGGGGCGGGAAAACTGTTTCAGTGGGTCAGGGCCATAAAATGGTTGGCTCACATCCACAGTTTCTCGCCGGGGGGGGTAGTCGGTTATTCGGTGCCGTTGCCGGCGTTTTCTGTGGCTTGGGCTTTGGCCAGCGCCTTGCGGCAGTCAGCCAGGCGCGTCCCTACACCGATGCTTTCGTAGAGCTGTTCGGCCCGTTCGAAGTGGTGAATTGCTACAGGCCAGTCCTTGCGATGCAGCGCGATCATCCCCAGCAACTTGTGGTAACGAGCAGGAATGCGCTCATACAGCTGCCATTCGCCATCCACGCGGGGCAGCAAGTTGGAGACGTAAGGTTCAGGGCTGCGCCTGGCCTTGAACTCAGCCTCGGCCCAGTCGATCACCTCGTCTGCAACAAAGGTCGGAATGTCACGGTTGAAGCGCTCAGGCAGTGCCTGCCCTTGGGACATGGCGAAATCGGCCAGCTCCAGGCCCTGCGTAAACTGCTCGGTGTCAAACAGCCAGATCAGGACGTACACCAACACCGAGTTCTGGAAATTCAATTCAGAATCGCGATACCGCTGTACGTACTCCAGGTACTTGGGCAGCAGCTCGTCACGCTTGAGCAGCTGGCGCAGCGAGTGGCTGTTGATCGCGCTGATGCGCTCCAGATCGCCCGCCAGCGCGTCTTCCATCAACTTCAAGTGCTTGCGTGCATTGGCGGGGCTCGACATCGCGGTGTCCGCCGAATAAGCCATTGGGGCACCGGCGATCGCAGCCGCTGGACCTTCTGCGATCAAGCGGCGTTTGTGCGCCAGTGCCAGGCTCATGCTTTCACCAATTCGACGTTTTCAGCCATGGCGAACTTTTCCAGCTGCTCGATCACGTAGCCTTCGTTACGGCTGTTGTAATCCTCGACGCGGGAGCGCTTCGGGTTATCAATGGTCTGCTTGCGCCAGCTGGAGTCCTGGAAGTAGATCGACAGGTTGTCGAAGCTGGTGACCACCACGGCGTTGACCGGGAAGAACGGCGCGCTGAAGCTCGGCAGACCGCCGTAGGTCGCGATGACCTGAGCTTCTTCGATGCGTTCTTTTTCGGTCGGCGTATCGCCCTGCTTGGAGTACAGCTTGGCCTTATCAGCGGCCAGCAGGTCGCTGCCGATAATCGCGATCAGGTCGCCGCCATCGCGGACACGCTCGTCGACCATCTGCTTGGTGTCATGCACCAGGGCGTCGAGGTTGGCGTAGTCGCCGCCTTCGCCCAGCGTGATCTTGCCGGCAGTGAGGCCTTGGCTCAGCACCTGTTCTGGGATCTGCTCACGAGCGATCTGCAGCCAACCCTTGTTCACATCCTGCAGCATCGGAAATTCGGTGATGCTGGTCTGCGGCGCGGCTTTGAGACCGTGGAACCCGATCATCAGGCGGTCGAGTGCGATCTGCTTCTGCACAGCAGAGGAGTAACGCTGCTGAAAGTCCGGGAACTTGGCCCAGGCGTCGATCTTCGCGTAAGGCAGGCTGACGTCTGATTCGGTGGAAAACAGCTCGTACTGGTCGTCATCCAGCGCCGAGGCGTCCTTGGCTTCGCGATCGGTGGTCTTGGTGTTGGTGCGACCGGTCACAGGACCGGACACGCCGAGGAACACCTTTTGCCCCTTGATCTCGCTCACGGGGATGACGTTGATGCGCTGCAGGAAATCGGACTTGTGGGTGATCGCCTCGTTGAGTTCCTGGGCAATCGATGGCTCGACGCTGAACGTTTTGCTGGCCAACTCGACACCGTAAGACTCAGCCAGGGAAACCTGCAGAGCCGCGAACATTTTCGCGCCGAATGCGCTCAGTGAATGGGCCATGTCAGAGTACCCGCTTCGGTTTAGGGTCAGCGGCACCAGTGGTGCGTGACAGGAGGCGGCCTTCCGGCTTGTCCAGCAACGCGCTGAATTGCGCCTGCAGCTTGTTCATGCCGGCCAGCACTGCAGCGTTGGACGAGCCCTTGCGGCTCAACTGCTTTTCGTCTTCGGCGGTGGCCACGATGTCATCGACCGCCGTCTGTACGTCGTCGATCGGGGCCTGGTCGGGCGCCGGCGGTGCCTCTGCGAAACTGTCAATCAGCGCCTGAATGCCGGCAGTGACGATCAGTTGCTGTTCGATCAAGGCCTGCAGCGCTTTGGCTGTAGCTTCATCCATTGGGGGTTTGCTCTCGGTAGGGGTTTGCGGGGTGGTTTCGGCTGGCACCTCTTCAATGCCAAAGCGCTTGAACAGGCCGGTGAACATGCTGAACAGCTTGGCCACCTCGCCCTGCGGTTCGTCTTCACCAATCGAACCCAGCGGGACGGCAGCCGCGTAATGCACGCGCTTTCCGGGGTTGCCGGGGTTGCGGGAGAAGTAGAGTTCTTGAGTGCCCAGGCTCGCCGGCTCGTCGGTGACGGCCAGGCCGGTCAGGTACGCCCTGCCGGTGCCAGCGAAGTCGGGCATGATCTCGATGCTGGTGAAGAGCTTTTCGCCTTGGTCGTTGAGCCACAGCAGCTTTTGGTTGGGCTTCAACTGCGCTTCCAGCGCGACTTGGCCGGCGGCCAGACTCTCGACGTCCTCGATCAGGCGCACGGCAAACACGGTGCCGTAGGAGCCTGGCCAGCGGTCATGTTCGGACCAGATGGTGGCCGTGTAAGTAGTAGTGCTGTACGTCTCAGCGATGTCGCGCAGTTCCTGTGGCGTGATGACGCGGCCATCAACGGTAGGACCGCTGGTGGCGACGCGTTTCCAGAAGCTGACAAGGGAACGGGGCATGATAGGGACTGCGCTCATCGGTGAGTTGAGGCCCCAAGATAGGGAGCCGCAACGCCTCCAACAAACGGTTTACTTTCGCGCTTCTCCTATATTCGGTTTATAGGAGAAACACGGATTTTAACTGCACGTTTTCCGCGTTTTCGCCGCATAGACTGCGGCCCATGTACTACTCAACCGAAGTCAAAGAAGCCGCCAAACGCCTGTTTCTACGCCGTCACAAGGCCAAGGAAATTCAGGCGCAGTTGAACCTGCCCAACATCAGGATCGTGTACCACTGGATCCGCGTTGGTGGCTGGGAAGACATGCTGACGGATGAAGAACCGCTGACCGCCGTCAGCCGGCGTATCACCTTGCTTCTGGAGAAAGCCGACTCGCTGACCAAGGGCGAGCTGGACGAACTGGACCGATTGACGACCGTTCGCGAACGCCTGGTTAAGCAGTGTGTAAA